TTACAATCGCAGAAGCAAGAAAAGCTGCTCATTTAGAAAGTAATGAAACTCATGATGTTTATTTAAGACCACTTAACATGGTTGCTGTTCCTATAGAGCAAGGCAATCAACCATATCAGATTCAAGAAACACAAGAAGCTGATAAAGGTATTTCTACAAAAGATACATTATCTACAGTAGATTTTGGAGTTGAGTCGGTCAGACAAGATAGAGTTGAAATGACAGAAGAACCTCGACATGAAGAAAAATATGTTGCTGAAATGCCTAACGGCGCTTGGTGTGTTCTTAGTCATGAAGACAATAAACCTATCAAATGTTTTAAAACAGAGGCAGAAGCAGAAGCTTACCTAGATGATATGAAAAAAGAATTTAAGGCTGCTTCAATATCTGCTAAGGTTAAAAAAACACTACAAAAAAAAGTAAAGGACCACAATGCAAAGAATCCAAAATATAGAGCAAGTTATGGAATGTTGGCAAATGTCTTCAGACGAGGTGTTGGTGCCTATAGAACTAACCCAGCTTCAGTGCGAGGTAATGTCACTGGTGCAACCCAGTGGGGAATAGCCCGTGTTAACGCCTTTATAAAAGGTCTTAAAGGTAGCTTTCCAAGAAAACCATTTGACCAAGATTTACTTCCTAGTGGTCATCCTCTCTCATCCAAAAAAAATGCAGAGAATGTTATTGACGAATTAAAAGCAAAATTATCTGACCTCAAGGTTGGAGATACTGTTAGTTGGTCAATAAATAAAGACCCCGACCCACCATCAACTGTTCACGGTGTAATTAAATCACTTAACGCAAGAGATGACAAAGCAACAATGCAAGTATGGGCCATAATGGATGATGGTTCTTATCTTAAAACAGATAGGAACGTCACAATGGAAGTTTCTAAATTAAAGAAAATTAAAGATTGGCGCAAAGGTGCAAAAGCAAAAGATGATGTCACTAACTTTCCTTCATCTGGAGATAATCAAAAAATATCTATGAGTAATTCTAAATTTAAACAATTCCCAGATTATGCATACGCTAAAAACTTAAAAGAAAATTATCCAAGTATTTGGAGAAGAGCAGGTAACGGAGGAAACCCACCTACTTCATTTACTGGTAATGATGCTTTTAGGAACTGGACCAAGTATAGAGCAGGAAACAGAAGTGGAGCTGTTCTTTCTTGGGTTAAAAGAAGAGAACGTTTCATGAATAGACATCAAAACAATAATCGTCTTAATGGCGCTATTGCTGTCTTGAAATGGGGCGGAGTTACCAACGGTGGCGTATCTCAAATGAAGAGTCTTATCAATGAACAAAAGAAAAAAGTTGATGCTCGTAAGAAAAAAGCCCAGTTTATGCTTGAAGAAAAAACAGGCAAAAAATAAGTGTTAAAATATAATTTAGAGAAAGAAATTTAGGGGATGAAATTGAATAAAGAATCAAAAAATTTTGAATTTAAAACAGTAGATGACGAAAAAGGTTCTGTCGAAGCTGTCTTTTCTGTATTTAACAATATGGATACAGATGGTGACGTCATGGTACCAGGCTCAATAAAGTCTGGATTTAAAGATAATCAAGTGCCGATGGTCTTCGCTCATAAGTGGGACCAGCCAATTGGAAAAGGAGTCATCTCTCAAGATGAAAACAAAGCAGTATTTAAAGGTAGCTTTTTTATGGATACCGAGGCTGGTAAGGAGGCCTATGCACTGGCCAAAGGAATGGGAGACTTACAAGAGTGGTCATTCGGATTTAGAATTGATGATTCAGAAGTAAAAGGTTTTCAATCAGAAGATATGGAAGATGAAATTGACGCACGTTATATCAAGAGTGCAACTGTGTACGAAGTATCCCCAGTACTAGTTGGCGCTAATCGTGAAACTTATACTCTTGCTATAAAGTCTGGCGAAGAAGCAGTTTACGAAGACGCTTCAAAAGCTCTTCCTAAAGATGTTTTTGAAACAGAGGAAGATGCTATGAAGAGAGCAAAAGAAATGGGTTGTGATGGAACTCATTCAATGGAAATAGATGGTAAAACACACTATATGCCATGTTCTTCTCATGAATCATATCTTGCATCTTTACAAAAATCTCAAGAGGAACAAGAAGAAGTTAAATACGGAAAATGTTCTTATGAGACAGATGGCAAATGTGCCAAAGACGAAAAAGAAAAAAGTTTAGACTCAGTTGATGTTAAATCAGCTGACGAGATTTCTGAAGCTAATGCTGGCATGACAGGCGTTAGATTTTCAGACGAGGTTAAAGATGTGCTTGCTGCATTAGAGAGCCTCATTGTAAGAGCAACTAGCATAAGCGAATTGCGAAAGGGAGAGGGCAGAAAGTTGTCAGATAACGCAACTTCCGCACTACGAGCTGTTCAAGAAGACTTGAACGACGCTTGGGCTGAACTAGACCAACTCATTGAGGACGTCGCTGATGTTCCAGCCAATACTGATGAAGAAGAAAAAATAGAAGACCCAGCACCAGAGGCTGAAGCTACTGAAACTGAGGAGATTGTTTCAGAAGTTGAAGAATCATCTACTGAGGAAGAAGTAGAAGAAGTCGCTGTTGACGAGGTTGAAGTTAATTCTGAAACAGAAGAAATACAAGCTGAGGAAGATGATTCTGAAGAAATAGCTGAAGCTGAGGCTGAAGTTATTGAAGACGTAGATGCGATAGAAGAAGATGATTCTGAACTATTTGCAGAAATTCAGCAAACACTTGCTGAAGCTGCAGTCGCGGAACTCGACGAATAGTATAAGCAATAAATTAAGGAGACTATTCTATGAGCGACATTAAAGAGCTTAGAGAAAAAGTCGCTGCTAAAAGAGCTGAATTAAAAGAGCTTTTCGACGCTAAAGAAGGCGGCAAGTACACATCCGAGCAAAAAGGAGAAATCCAAACTCGTAATGATGAACTTGCAGGTTTAGTAGAAGAAGTAAATCTTCTTTCTGCAAAATCTAATAACGAAAAAGCTATGAATGTAGATTCAGAGCCAGTTAGCGGTGGCTACGATGCACCACAAGAAGGTGTTAGCACAATTGGTGAAACATTTGTTAAATCAGATGCATATAAAAACTACATCGAAAAAGGTGTAGGCGGAATCGACTCAACAGTCGCTTTCAACCCAATGAGCTATAAAACACTACTTGGTGCTGGTACAACCAACAACTATCCACCAGAGGTCTTAAGACAACCTGGTGTATTAGAAACTTCCTTAAGGGACCCGAATGCTGTTATTGGACTTTTCGACCAAATCGAAACAAACCAAAATGCATTCCAGTACCTAGAGGAAACCACATTCACTCCAGCTGCTGCTGAAGCTGCAGAAGAAGGAGCCGCTGCTGAAGCTGCTCTAGATTTCACAGAGCAAACTGCTGCAATCAGAAAGATTGCTGTTTTCTTGCCAGTGACAGAAGAACTTCTTGCTGACGTGAGTGGTATCCAAGGATACGTAAACTCAAGACTATCAACAATGATGAGATTGAGATTAGATGGACAGTTACTATCTGGTGATGGTACTGCTCCAAACTTAGAAGGTATCTTAGATGCTGGTAAAACAGGCGTTAATACTGTTGACTACTCCACATACACCTCTGGTGGCGGAGACTTAAACAGAATGGGCGCAATCTATGAAGCAATAACTGATATCAGAACTAATGCTTTCGTAGAACCAGATGCAATTGTTATGCATCCTAACGACTGGTTACAAGTTGTAACATCAGTTACAGACATTACAACAAGTGGTTCAAAGAACCCATTGTTCGTCGCTGCTGGTGGATTCAACGGTGCTGCACAAGCAACACTTTGGGGATTAAAAGTTGTTCCGACAACTGCAATCTCTGAAGGAACCGTATTAGTCGGTAGATTTGGTGGCGGAGAAGCTGCTCACATCGTTATGAAACAAGGTATTGATATCGCTGTTTCTGACAGTCATTCTGACTTCTTTTCTAAAGGAAAAGTTGCAATCAGAGCGACAATGAGAGCTGGTTTCCCAGTTTATAAACAAGCTGCGTTTACCAAAATCACAAGCTTCTAAGTTAGAAGTTAGTTTCGTAGTGGGGGATGAAAGTCCCCCATTACACAATCAAAAAGGAATTTAAATGGAATTTATTAAAGTAGAAAAAGACATCTGGAAATTACAAGATGGTTCAATCTTTGAAGGTTCAGCTAATGAGCTTCCAAAGTCTAATGCTTCTAAAATTGCTAAAGCTGGCATGGAGTATAAAAAAGAATATCTTGAAGGCCAAGGATGGGGTGCTAAGAAAAAAGAAGCAGCTCCTAAAAAAGCTGCAGCTAAAAAAGCTCCAGAGACCAAAGCTGTAAAACCAGAAGACGTAGAAGACAAGTAGGTCCTAAATGGCACTGAGCGCAGTTTCTGATGTAGAAAAGGTTCTTGGCGTTGATTTGTCTTCAAGTGATGAGACAAATGTAACTAATGTTTTTATACCAGCCGCAGATGCTGCTATAGAAAATTATGTTGGATATTCTCTAAATTATGAAGCATCGATAGCTGAGACAATAGACGGTAATGCCGATGATTCAATATATTTAAAAAGAATACCGATAGTATCCGTAACATCCATAGTCGAAGACGGAGTTACATTAACAGAGGGTAATAGTGAAGATTATGTCGTTTATAAGCAATTAGGGCTCATAAAAAGAACAGGTCTTCAATACTGGAGCGCACAAAGACTACAAAACATTGTAGTTACTTATGTTGCTGGATATTCTGATTCAGAGGGAACAGCAGAAGATATTCCAGAAGATTTAAAATTTATATCTGCAAGAATTGCAGGAAGGTTATTTATATCCTCGGCCTCACTAGCAACACAACAATCAACTGGCGAAGTTTCAACAAACATTGCAGATAACACTACAGATTCTAAATTTCAAATGGTCAAGTCTGAAAGTTTAGGAGATTATAGAGCTGAATATGAATCAGTATTAGAACAAATGAATCAAGAAGTGCTGAATCCAGCTGATAAACAGATTTTATCTAAATATAAAAAACAATATTTCACATCCGCTGGTATATTAGACTAAACTAATATTATGGATATTGAATTAAATAAAGCTAAAAGAAAACAATACTTTCAAGAAATTGAAATAGAAGATTTTTTAGCAGCTGTCATAGGGCAAATGAATGCTCTTAGAATGAATAAAATAAACCTCATACAAGATATGGATGATATCGTTAATGATTATCTAGCTGTATGTAAAAAATACCCTATCAAGTAAAATGGCAAGGTATGATTACAAGTGTTCTAAATGTGAACATGTCTTTGAAGTACAACACTCTATACACGATGAACCAAAGGTGAAATGTGAAAAATGTAAAAAACTATGTATTAGACAAATTAGCAGTAGGGTTAATCTCTATGGAACTGTTGGCATTGACTGGAATAGTAATCCTAATGATGCTAGTAAATCAATGAAAGATAGAGCTAGAAAAGCTGGAAATAGAAAAGTTAAATTTTAGAGTTTTCGCAAACAGCGCAAACTACTTTACCTTCTTGGACAGTCCGTCCACAATCTAAACATTTATACATCATATAAAGTATATGTTAGCAGAATTTCTTCGTCTGGCATTACATCTCTATTTATTAAA